GTGAGGAAGATTGTCAAAGATATATCAAACTATCAAAAGAAAATCAAAATCCAATACCATATGGTGATGATAGTCGCGGTGGAGATACATATCTAACCACAGTAGAGTGGAAAAATCAGGGTGCCATATACCTTGGTGGTGATGTTGATAGCGTTGTTCCATCTGATGACTCTGTTATTACAAGAGTTAATGAACTATGTAAATCATTTGATAGTGAGATAGAACTTGATTATGTGGGTGTGGTTAGATGGCCAGTGGGAACATTCATGAAACCACATGTGGATGATAATAATGTCCACAATCCAGATGTGTTTGCCGCAATGCTTTATCTAAATGATGATTTTGTGGGAGGTCATACACTTTTTGAACAATATGACATTAAACCAGAGGTTGGAAAACTCATCGTGTTTTCTAATTCCCAACTCCTTCACTACGTCAGCAAGGTTGAGGACAGTGAAAGATTTGTCCTATCCTTCTGGTATAAACGCTTGACACCACCCTCTGAATGACCTATTATACCTAGGTAATCAAACAAATCCAATGCAAGACGATTATTTGACACGCTGCGTCGTTGATCCAGTTGCCCGTAAGTTCTACCTGTATTCAGAGCAAGGAGATGAGCGTGTTGTAGATTGTGAAACCATCGAACAGTTCATGTCCGTGCTTGAGTTGGTGCGTGACAAGTGTGATGATGATACGCTAGCGTATGCTAACCCTCTCTGAGGGAAAATCGACTTTTGTTTCCAAAAAAGTCGGAAAAAAAATCCCGGCAAAAATCGCCCTATTACCTTTTTATGATAGTTCATCCACCGTCTCTTTACAAAGAAATCCTAGAGTGTTACGACTATGAGACCAGAAACCCGACAATCTATGGAAATGTTATTCGCAGCGAAATGGAATTTACCCAAAGCAGCGAAAAATTGCGGACTAACTCTCAAAGAGATGAAGATAACATTTAACGAATACTGTGCTTTTCATCCTCCTACTTGGAAGTCGAATAATTGAGGGAGCGTGGCGGAATCGGTAGACGCACCAGACTTAAAATCTGTTGAGAATTAATCTCGTGGGGGTTCAAGTCCCCCCGCTCCTATTCCCTAAATATGCTTAGGGTATGCGGTAATCCCCATGAAATACCGAATAGACACGAAGTATTGTTGGTACAAACGCACAGATCGAAAAGAGATTGTGCTGATGTATTTCATACAAAACGTTCCTTTTACGTTTGATGATCTTCCTGACTATGCTAGTCATGATGCAGAACTTGTAGAATTAGCAAATAGCACTAAAATGTGGGAAGTTGAAGATCTTTATAAATTATCTGGTTATCTAGTTTCGGAACAATGCCATCCAATACTATTTGAGTTAGAATTAGAGAATCCTGAACTTTTGCCTGTTGATTAAATGGTCATAAATCTTTGGTATAACAAAAAAATGGAGGAGTGGCGTTGGTCACTTACCGAAACCACTGTAATGGCACAACATACTGGTGGTCAGAAAGAACTTCGTGATGCTATGAATGATGTTGCAAACACCGTGGAATATATACTTGACAATGAACTAAAAGAGAACTAATATAGGATAGTGTGAAGGAAGTGCTTGAAGGGTGACCCTATATAGGGTTGCCCTTTTTTCTATTGATAAATAATCCATAACAGAACTTATAGTGTAATAAGATGGGTCTTTCCAGATTAGATAATTTTCTGAAATCAACTCGTGGAACCATACTTTATGTAAATCCTAACGATATTGATGCGACTGATAGTATCGAAAACCAGGGTAATTCTCTGACCCGTCCCTTTAAGACGATTCAGCGTGCATTACTGGAGGCTGCTAGGTTTTCCTATCAAAGAGGACTTAACAATGATAGGTTTGCTCAAACCACTATTCAGGTGTATCCAGGTGAGCATGTAGTTGATAACCGCCCTGGTTTCATCCCTGATGGAACAAATAATTATAGACTACGAAACGGAACGACATCAGATAATTTACCTGCTTTTGACCTAAGCACTAATCTTGACCTAGTATCTGCCGATAATAATCTTTTTAAACTTAACAGTATCTATGGTGGTGTAATCATCCCTAGAGGAACATCACTGGTTGGTGTGGATGTTCGTAAAACCAAGATTCGTCCAAAATATGTCCCAAATCCAACAAATGACAATATTGAAAGATCTGCAATTTTCCGCGTAACTGGTGGTTGCTACTTCGGTCAGTTTAGTATCTTTGATGCAGATCCAAATGGTGTTGTGTACTCAGATTACACTTCAAACACCTCTGTTCCTAACTTCTCCCATCATAAACTAACTGTATTTGAATATGCAGATGGTGCGAATAATGTAACTATCAATGATGCTTTCCAAACTTTCTCTGCAGACAGAACTGATCTGCAAATGTATTATGAGAAAGTTAGTTTAGTATATGGATCGTCTTCTGGTCGTGCTATTGAACCAGATTATCCATCTTCTTCTTTGGACATCGAACCAAAAATCGACGAATTCCGTATTGTTGGTTCTACCGGAGAATCTATTGGTATTTCTAGTATCAAGGCAGGAGACGGAACTACCTCTAGCACCAGCATCACAGTAACAACCACAACTGCTGTTCCTGGATTGGATGTTGATACACCATTCCGTATTTCTGGTATTACCGCATCAGGATATAATGGTCAACATGTTGTTAATGAAAAACTAAGTAATACACAGATTTTATATAAAGTTCAGTCTGCTCCTACTTCAGCATTACCCTCTGCAACCGGTGCAACTCTCGCATTAGTATCTGATACGGTTACATCTGCATCGCCATATATCTTTAACTGCTCTCTGCGTTCTGTATATGGCATGTGTGGTATGCATGCCGATGGATCAAAAGCAGATGGATTTAAATCCATGGTTGTTGCACAATATACTGGTATTGGTCTACAGAAGGACGACAATGCTTTTGTTAAGTATAACACCACCACTGGAGCATGGGAAGATAGTTCAGTTGCTGGTAATGAAGCAATCAGCACAGATTCAAGAGCAGTTTATAAACCCACATATGAAAACTTCCATATCAAAGTAAGCAATAAAGCAGTTATTCAGGCAGTTTCAATCTTTGCTATTGGATATGCTGAGCAGTTTCTTACCGAGAGTGGTTCTGATATTGCAATCACCAACTCTAACTCCAACTTTGGTTCTAGAGCACTGGTTGCAAAAGGATTTAGAAATGATGCTTTCTCTCAAGATGATGTTGGATATATTACACATATCATTCCACCAAAAGAAGTCCCTCTTACAGAAACTGCTATTGAATTCCAATCGATTGATGTCAACAAAACACAAGCATTAACTGGTGTTGGATCAACTGGTCATTTGTTCTTGTTTGGACAGACAAATGCTGATGTAAAACCAGAGACAGTCATTCAAGGATATCGTGTTGGTGCTAGAACTAACGATACTTTGAGAGTTCTTGTATCATATAGTGGAACAACAACTGAGTATTCGGCAAGAATTACAATGCCAGACTCAGATTTGAGTTCTGAAAAACCATTTACAGTTAATCGAAGTATAACTGGTATTAACAGTGTGGGTTCTTATAGTTCCAGTGGTGGATCTAATGTTATTACATTAACTGCCCCACATAGTTTCTTAAATGGAGAATCAGTTCGTGTCTTAAGTGATAATGGTCACCTTCCCGATGGTGTTACACCAAATACAGTATATTTTGCGATTACTGAGGGAACTGGTATTTCTACCAATACTGATATTAAGATTGCAAAGACACTTACTGACGCTCAGAATAATAATCCAGTCACCATTAATGAAAAGGGTGGTCTTTTAAAGGTTGTATCTAGAGTATCTGATAAAGTAGCTGGTGATTTAGGACACCCTGTTCAGTATGACAGCACAAATGGTCAATGGTATATTAATGTTTCTGCAGCATCTACAGAAAACAATATCTACTCCAGTATTGTAGGTCTTGGATCTACTGGACTTGGAGCAGCAACTCCTAGATCTTTTGTTAATAGAAAATCCGACAGAAGAAATGCCTCTGATACTCTGTATCGCGCAAGATATGTTATTCCATCCTCTGCTGGTGGTGCAGTTGCAAGACCACCCACAGATGGATTTATCATTCAAGAGTCTAACACAGGCATCGGAGCAACGGATGCTGAGGTTCAGACATACTTTGGCAGTGGGTCCATTACCAATGTAAATCAACAGAGAAACTTCCGTTTCATCTCTGATGCATCTTGGGATGGAACAAATGTAAAGGTCTCTACAGAACTACCTCATAATCTAACAGCAGGATCTGAAGTAGAACTGGTTAACATTAAGAGTTCTGAAAACACCACTGGTGCTGCAGGAACTGGTTTTAACAGAAACTATCAAGTCATTGGTATTAGTAGTGCTAAGTCATTTACTGTTGGTCTGACCACTAATCCTGGAACATTCTCTAGTGATACATCATCTAGAAACACATCTCTCCCATTCTTCAAGAGAAAGAGACTGAATAATACTTTCTACATTTATAATCACTCTGAAGTTCAACCATATGTTGCTGGAGAGCAAGATGGTATTTACTATCTCACTCTGCTTAACTCAAGTAACTCTCCAACCATTTCACCGTTTACTGGTGAGAAGTTCTCTCAACCTGTTAAGGAACTATTCCCACAAACAAATAGAGATAATCCAGTCGGTGACCCTGCGGCAACCAAGTGTTTTGCATCTCCACAATTAATTGGTGATGTTGTTGTTGATGATGTAAGAAATAGCGTCACCAAAGAAACGGTTGATAAGTATTTCCGTGACACTGATGTTGGTATTGGTATTACTAACATTGTTTCCACTGGTTTAGCGCACACTATTACTACAGTTCATGATCATGGTCTGAACCGTGTAACTTCAGTTTCCATCGTTTCTGGTGGTGCTGGTTATGGATCTGGTTCTGCTGGCGATCTTTACAACGCAAGACTGGTTGCTATCGGTAGTTCCACTCCAGGTCTTCATGCTACGGCAAAAATTACATTTAATTCTAGTGGTACAATCACTGCCGTCAAGATCATGGATGGTGGTTCTGCTTATGGTATTGGTAACACAATGGCAGTTGTTGGTGTTGAGACAACAACTGGATACTCTCAAGCAGTCGTTCAAGTATCATCTATCTATGATAATATTGGTGATTCTATTCGTGTTATTGGTGTCAACTCCGAATCACTTCAGACATATAATGACCTCTATAGAATTACTGATGTTGCGATAGGTGCTGCTACTAGTGTAACAGTTGCTGCTGCAACTACAATCACTGGTATTTCTACAACGGGTATTGGTGCGACCAACTCCACTGGAGCATACTTCTATCTGACTGGTGAAGCACTTCGTATCTCTGCTCTGACTTATAATAATAGTGGTGGT